ACTAAAAGTAGAATCTGCAAAGTCAACGAATGCAACATTACTTGCTATAGCAACACCATTGTTAGTTAAAGTATTTCCACCTGCAGTATAACTTGTACCAGATGAAGAAACTTCATTAGTAGTAGAATACGCTGCATACGCAGTACTAAAACCAGCTTGTGTTGTATAAAGTGCTAATTTAAAAGTTGATCCACCAGATGAATCAAAATCAAACACTCCACCAAGTAGGTTTGTTTTAAAAGAGTCAGGTACTATATTTGCCATTAATTATCTCCTTAATTATTATTATGGTGATGGTGATTTTAAAGGAGTTCGAATAACACCATCTTGATATTCGTCTCGGCGTCTACGACCTTGTTGTTCGATCGCATACGATTGCATTGCTTTTTGATAAGCCTGTGCATAGTATTGTAACATATCTACAGGACCTTTCAAGTATCCATATGCTTCTACCAGACAAGCGTACAAAAGTAAATCTTGATATTTATTACTTGTAAAAGTTCCTTGTGTACTTCCTGGTGAAGCGGTTATTGAATCTGGTTGTTTTGTATATGCTAATGTAATTAAATTTGTGCTATTTGGAGTTGGTGCTACTACCCAATAGTTAGCATCCCAATTAGCATAATATTTAGGTATTCCAGAAGCTGTATTTGGAGTATCATAAAAAGTAGCCATATAACTTGTATCTTTTTTTTCTAAAAAAGTTTGATTTCCAGAAGCATCTGTTAACTGCACATATCGTATAAATCTTAAATCTGAAGGTATTGTAACATATCTACTTCCAGCAGATAAATTGGATGTTGCATAAAATCTATTATCATCAGAATCTGCTTCTCTATATATTTTGTTTTCAGAGTTTTTAATCATAGTGTTTAAAACTCCTGTTGTTAAAACACCATCATCTACTTCTGTGTAGTTTCTAATATCATCTTGTAAGTTTGCTAAAGTATAGGCCATTATCTAACTGCCTCTCTACAATCTGGACATCTGTGTTTGTATTTAGGACAATTATCACAATGACTTTTTTTGTTTTCATAAAGCTCAAGATGTTCATCTTTTTGTCTACGTGGTGTAACTGCAGCTTTTATCCAATTTAAAAAAAATTTAATCATGGTGTTATAGTTATGGGTCCTATTGAACAACCATAACCCCCTCCTTTAATATTTCCTTTTGTAGCAGTATCTGCATTAACTGTAAAGAAGAAGAAATTTGACAAAGCATAGTCTGTTGTAACTCTTGCGCCATTATCATAAAGACCAGTTGTTATAGCATATCCAGATCCTTGTCCTATTTGTATTCCTGTAATTCCATCAAAGTTAGGAATAGTCGCATAAGCAAAAACAGGATTTGTTGAAGTTCCTGTTCCAGGTGAAATTGTTGGAGATCCTCTAAATAAATATGTTGTACCATTTGTTAAACCATGTCCCGGTACATTTACATTTATAATTCCTGATCCTGCTTGATAAGTTTTAAAACCATCTTGTGGTATCATTACAGTTGTGATTGGTTCTGTTCTGTCCGGTCTTACATTTAACAATGCAACACCATCACCACCAATTGGTTTAGGTTCAAGTTGGGGTTGCTTAGGTTCATACTCTGTATAATGTACAAATGCACCATTCCATTCTTTAACCATTTCTCTGTATGGAAATTCCATACCTGATCTATCAGAAATTGCTTTTGAATGTTTTCCTAGTGCGTACTTAGACATTAAGTTCCTGGGTAATAAGCTTTAGGTGTAATAAATGTACTTGAAGCTGAACCGTCTTCCGCTAAAGCTCTAGCTAATTCATCTTCATAATATAGTTTCATTGGTTGAGTCATTTGTGGTGCATACTTCATTGATAAATAATAAGCTAAACCTGAAACCATACAAGGTACAAATCTAAAAGGCATATCAGTTGCATTAGTATAAGCACCTATATCTTGAATTCTTTTTATAAAATAAAAATGAACGTCTTTAGATGCATTAGTTGCATCTGGTGTAGGATAAACATTTATACTAACATGATCTATAAACCTTTGAACCCAATATTGATTAGGTGTACCTTGTGATAATTTGTTTGAAAAAGCACCATAAGTTGATCTATCAACTTTAGTCATAGGACTATCTGATTGATTTGTAGCAGTTCTATTAGTTCTTAATTGTGCTTCAAGGACGTCTGATATTCCATATACACCATTTGGATTTGATGTAGCACTTGTACCATCCGTAGCTGCTCTAAAAAATTTATATTCAGATTGACCTTGTATTAAATCAAGATCAAGTTCTCCTATTTCCCAATAGTGAATACCTCTGTTGCCCCATTCCTGAAGCATTATATTTAAAGATCTTCTAGAAGTCTTTAATTGATATCCTGAAACTTGTTGAATACCTAATCGTTCAAAAGCTTCTTCTACTATTTCATCAATAGAAAAAGTTTTGTCAAAAGTTGTAGTTCCAGAAGTTGTATTAGCCATGAGCTTACGCTCCAGTAATAGTTAGTGTAACACTTCCGTCTGTACCAGTAGTTTGAGTTAAAGTAGCACAAAGTCCGTTTTGAAATAAGATACCTGAACCTGGAATATAAACTTCTAGTCCTTCAGTTTCATATCTGTAAATAGCTTTTAAATTACCCGCTGCTGCATCACTTGCAGTTGCTACATCATGTAAAGATAAAACAGAACCTGCTTCACCTTTTCCTTGAATAGAAGTAACTCTAGCTCTTGCTGCTCTTAAAACAGAAGCCGCACCAGTAGTTTTGTTTAACGTTGTTTGGTCTGAGTCCATATTATTCTCCTTAAAATTTATGTGTGGGCCGAAGCCCACACTCAAATTAATTATTAGTTTTTAGTTGCGTCTGACAAGTTGTTTGCTTGTATGTATCTCATCGTAACTGTTATTTGACCCGCAGTTGCTGTAGCACCTGCTGCAACAGCAGCTGTTGCAAATATTTCAGTGTCTGCAGAAAAACGATCAGATTGATCTAAACATCCAACAGCTAGAGTTGAAGATTCACCTTGAGCTTTAGCGTTAACCGCTGTTACAAAAAAGTTTGTATCTCCAGTTTTTCCAACTTCTATTGTTGATGCTCCAGCAGCATTACTTGCTATTGCTACTCTAACTGTTATTCCAATTAATTGAGAGTTTTTTGGTATTACTCCAACAGTGTAAGTGCTTGACGCAGCGCCTGCTGTTTCTTTTGCATCAATCATAATTGATTGAGACATTACAACTTGACCTGTGTTTTTTACATTTTCACCAACAGTTGTACCTGTAGTATTTCTTATGTTTCCAGCCGTAATAGGTCCAGAAAAGTTAGTTGTAGCCATGATTATTCTCCTAGTTAAATTCTACATAGTCTCTAGGCCGTCGACTATACTGCGTCTATGCAGAATATTTATTTATGTATAGTGAAAATATTATACGTTATTTTTGAGTAGAGTGCAAGAGAGCCTGTAGTGTGGATTGGATTTTTCCAACGATGTAGCTTTTGATTAAGTAGCTACTGAAACTTCTGGAGCAGAACCTTCAATTGTGTTCTGTCTGTGGGCAATTGCTGCTTCTTCCAGCTTAATGTCAGTAATGACTTTTTTAACTTTGTCATCGATCCTGACCATTTCAAGAGTATATCTACCATTAGACAGATGCTCCTGTTCCCACTTCAACTCCAAGGACCTTTTTGCTTTGTATAGGTCTTGTATCATCAACAACCTCCTCATAGGTTATTCTGTTTACTCGGTCGTCATATGAGTTTCCGAGATATTCCCAGTTTATACTCTTTTCTCCCAATTTGTCAAGGATTGATTTTTCAAGAGAAATAGCATTATCTTCCGACAAAACTTTAAATTTTGCGTAGTGTTGGTATGCCCATATTTTTACTGTGAATGTTTTCATGAATCTCACCATGTTATTTGTTAAATGTGGCCGAACTGTGTTCGGCCACAAAAATGTTTAACTTTGCTTACGCACCTTCTACACCGAAGATACCTCTATAGTCAGACGCGCCAAAGGCGTATCTTTCTCTAGCTTTGTATCTTACGTTGCCAGTATCGAAGTCTCCTTCCATTGAAGTTGTCAATGGAGTTCTTGAGAACATCTTCATACCATTTGGAACGTCCGTGATAATGTAGAATGAATCAGGGTCAGTTAAGAAATTGTTCACTCTGTAACCTTGAGGAATCATTCCCATACTGTTGATTGCATTGATGTCATTATCAGCAGTAGCAGTTCTACCTTGAGATTTCATCAATCTCTCAGCATTGAACTGATTCGCAGAAGGAATTATCATTTTAACTCCTTTAGCTGCGATTCTTAAACCTCTTTCATCAGTCATTGCAGCGATGTCAATCAAAGACTGCTCTAATGAAGTTTCGTTTAAGTCTGCTTG